ATCCGCTTTGCCTTTGCGTCCTCGATTAACCGCCTGACGCCTGGGCGGTTGAAGTTCGTGCCGGAGTATCCGTCGTCAGCCGCTGTCAAGTAAGGACTAATTATTTTTGAAAATTGTTTACAATTTTGGGGGTTAAGAAGCCGCATCCACCGTTTCAAGGCAGTTCAGCAGCTTTTCCAACTCGTCACGCAAAGCAAGCTCGATTTCAATGCCGCCGTCCTTGTAAACCGTAACACGCTTCACAACGTCATTTGCAATCTCCGAAGTCAGCGTTTCAAGCTCGGTGTATTCCTTGTATTTTTCAATAAAGGCTCCACCTTGCTCGGCGGTGGTCTGCGAGGTTTTTTCAAGGCGTTCCATTTTCTCGGAAAGCTCTTGCATTTGTGCTTGGTTGCTCGCCTTATGGGATAAGTACGTCTCCTTGTCGATAGTACCGTCAATCAGTTTTTCGTATAAATCTTGGAGGAATTTTTCAAACTGATTTTTTCTGCTTTGCAGTACGGCAAGCTCACGACGGGCTTGCTTTTTCTCTGCCTGGATTCGCTCTTTCTGTAGGAGCAGAAGGTGTTCCAAGCTGACCGCATAAGCGGCATAGGTGCGGATCAAGGTAACGACCATTTCGTGAATATCCGCTTGCAGAATACCCTCGGAGGTACAATCAAAATCCGTTTCCAGATGTGAAGTGCGGCAATGGTATTTTGCGTTTTTTGTATTGGAGAGCACCATAGCGTAGCCGCAGGTTCCGCAGATCACTTTGCGGCGAAGCGGATTTCTTTCGGATACACTCGGAATATATTCCTTGTACTCTTTCATACGGCTTGCCACTTTCTGAAAGATTTCCTTTGAGACAATGCCCTCATGGGTCTCGTCAACGACAATCCAATCGACTTTGCTGCGTTTTACCGTGTGCCAGTTGCCCACCATATCACGCTCACGCTTGCCATAGACGCATTTGCCAATGTAGCGTTCATCATGGAGGATTTTGAAAATCATGGTCTGCGTCCAGAAGTTTTCTTCGTGGATGCTCGGCCAACGGTCACGGGAACATCCCGCCGCCCGTTTGTACAGCATCGGTGTTGGTACGCCCTCACGGTTGAGCATGGCGGCGATTTCCGTAGGTTTTACTCCGTCAATCGTCAATGCGAAGATCTTCCGAACAATGTCTGCCGCTTCATTATCAATAATAAGGCGGTTTTTATCTTCGGCGTCTTTCACATAACCATACGGAGCAAAGGGGCTGAGAAACAATCCTTTTTCAGCTCGCATGCGCTTGGCATTTTTGACTTTGCCCGAAAGCTCTCGGCTGTAGAGGTCATAGATCAATGTTTTGAAAGAGGTATCAAGGCTGTCAATGTCCTGCGGTCTGGAACTGTCAAAGCCGTCGTTGACGGCGATGAAGCGGACACCAAGGAACGGAAATACACGGCTGATGTAGTTGCCGACCACGAGATAATCACGCCCGAAACGGGATAGGTCTTTGACTACGATACAATGTATCTGTCCCTGTTTTACCTGTTCCATCATTCTGAGAAAATCCGGTCTTTCAAAGTTTTTACCACTCCAACCGTCATCACAGAACTCGGAGATTTCCCAACCGCTGAACTCGGAATGACTGCTGATGAAGTTCTTTAGCAGTCCTCGCTGATTGGATATACTTTCGGATTCGACTTTGCCTGTATCCTTTAAGTCGCCGTCCTCGCTGGACAGACGGAGATACATCGCCACTCTCATACAGCAGCCCTCCCTTCGATAAATTTCAGTAGTGCTATATATTCATCCCGATAACGCAGGCGAATATCAATGTTTTTGTCAGCGTCCACATAGTTGCGTTCCACAAGTGCGGAAGCCATTTCTTTTGTAAGAGTATCCGTTCCCATAAAAGAACGGAACTCTGTGAGAAAGCGGTTCTCGGATGTATAAACCTTGCTTTCACGCTGTTCCTGCTCCAGTACGGCAATCAGCCTTTCGGCTTCTTCTGCCTCCGCTTTGTACCTCTCTTTGAGTGTAACATACTCTTGCTCGGTCATAAGCTGTTCCACATAATTCTGATACAGGCTGTCATACAGAGATTGGCTGCGCTTTAAGGTACGCTTTGCCGCTTCGAGCTTTGCTGTTGCATCGGAACGCTGACGGCGAAACTCCGGCTGTGCGTTTAATCTCTTTACAACATCCTCTAAATCTGCAGCAAGCTGTATCTGCGACTGTATCGCCGTGAAAAGAACTTCGCTCAGATCATCCTCTCGTATGCTCACGAACGGACAACGGGCAGGATCATCGGCATGACCAGGGCAGATATAGGTGTACCACAGCTTTTTGCCGTGGCTTAGAACCAGTATTCATAAGCGTTTAAGCAAAGTGTGGATATGAGAGATTTTGACCATAGCAACAGCAGATGAGAGGGAAATCTCATAATCTTTGCTGAGACGTCTGGAATGATTGAGCCAGGAGAGAGTACGCTCAACTACCCACCGCCAAGGAAGCCTTTCCCATTGATGAGGCTTGATTTTCTCTGAAATATCAACATCAAGGTCAAGCTGCTCCTTCAAATCAGAAACAAACGTGCCCCGATATCCAGCATCTGCACAGAACTTCTGTATAGATGGATATCGCTCATATGCCTGTTTTGCGGTAGATATGCCACTTTTTGTGTCATGAATATTGGCAGCATGAACCACAACAGACAACAAACAGCCTAGCACATCCACTACGATGTGCCGTTTTCTGCCTTTCGTTTTTTCCCTCCGTCAATTCCCCGTTCTTCGCTGGCTGCCACCGTTTTCACACTCTGGGAATCAACGATTGCGTAGCTTGGACTCTCCTTGCGTCCAGCATTTGTTCGCGTCTTTTTTACAAGATGCTCCAGAATTTTGTCCCATAGCCCACTGAGCCGGGCACGGCGATAAAAGCTGTGTACTGTTGAATAGGGCGGAAAATCATGGGGTAATTGTCTCCATTTGCAACCTGAATTTACCACGTACAGTACTGCATCCGTCAATTCCCGTTTGCTCCACGTGCAGTTACGCATCCCTGTATATAGCGGGGCGATTTCTTCCCATTGCTCATCTGTCATGTCGCTGGGATACGACTTCCTTATTTTCTCTTCCATGTTCCTATTCTACCACACATTTATCCCCTTGTGAATACGGGTTCTTACGTTCTTGTAGCGAACCAATGGTCTCTTACAATACGGACACCATACAAGCCCTTGCAGAATGTTCTCGCTGTGCTCTAAACGAGCAAACTTGCCGAGCCTTTCGTGATACTCGCTCTTTTTCTGCTTGGCGATCTGCTGAACCTTTTCAAAGGTCTCGCCGTCAATGATTGGCTCATGGGTATTACGGACAATAATCCAGTTTTCTTTGTCCACATAGGTCTGTCGCTTTCCCTCGTAGAAGGATTGCTTTTTTCTCCCTTGAACCATGTGACCTATGTAAACGGGGTGTGAAAGCAGATTTTTCAGAATTGCCGTATGCCAAAGCACACCCTTATATTTTTCCGTCTTAACCTCGCCTGTTTCGTAGAGATAAGCGGACGGAGAAAGAATACCGGCATCGTTGAGTCTGCGCCCGATCTGTACCACGCTGACACCCTCGGAACGCCACTTGAATATCTGTCGAACCGTTGGGGCGGTTTCTTCGTTGATAACAAGATGATGCTTGTCATCGGGGTCTTTGCAATACCCATACGGTGCCCAAGCTCCAATAAACTCACCACGCTGTTGCTTAACATGGAGTGCGGATACAGATTTCTTGGATATATCCTTGCTGTAAACCTCGTTGATGAGATTTTTCAGAGGCACGATATATCCGTCCTGGGTTCTCTCAGCGGTCAGCGTATCAAAGTTGTCGTTGACGGCAATGAAGCGAACGCCGAGGAACGGGAAAATACGCTCCAGATAGTTGCCAGTTTCCTTGTAATTACGACCAAAGCGGGAAAGGTCTTTGACTACAATGCAGTTCACACGACCTTTTCTTACTTCCTCCATCATCTTTTCAAATTGAGGACGGTCAAAGTCAGTTCCGGTTCGCCCGTTGTCACAGAACAGGGCGACAAGCTCCATATCGGATTTGCTTTCAATAAAGGACGTGAGCAGAGCTTTCTACTTCCTGAACAAGAGGATTTGTCTTTCGTTTCGTTCTTGCCATTTATACTACCTCCTGCAGTCTTGCACTCCGAAGAATGTCAAGCTGCCAAGCAAATTCATCCTGCCAACGATAGATGATCTCCACCACATCGTTTGAGTGAATCAGTAATTTATCAATCAGCGCTACCACAACGGCACGGTCAAGAGAAGTAAGTCCCTGTCTTTTGATGAACTCATTCATCCATGCGTTTTCCGTTCCGTGGTTCTGTATTTCCGTCAGCGTTTCTCTGAGTGCGTCCATCTGCTTTTCCGCTTCATCGGCACGAGCAGTAAAGCTGGCGTTGAGCCGTGTGTATTCCTCACGGTCGATAATGCCATCCGTAAGATTCTCATAAAGGGACATCAGCAGCTTTTGGAGCTTTTCGTATTCTTCGTGCTTCTTGTCAAGCTGTCTCTGCACCTTTTGAGCCTGTGCGGTTCGTAAGGGAGCCGTGTCGGTGATCTCTAAAAGCTCGCTCATATCCACGACCTCGCTGATGTGCTGCTTCAAGCTGTCCAGTACGATTTCCTCTAATGTGGTATCTCTCATACGGTGGGGCGAACAGCTCTTGTTCTGCTTGTGTGCGGAGCAGACGTAATATACATATTTCTTTTCGCCTGCAGGCACGGTCTTGCGAACCATACTTGCACCGCAATCACCACAGAAAAGCATTCCGCTGAAAAGCCCGACTGCTTTGCCTTCGGGACTACGGCGTGTATCGCATTTCAGCACCTTTTGAACGCTGTCAAAATCAATCTTGGAGATAATCGCTTCGTGGCTGTCGTTAATGACCGTCCACTCGCTTTCATCCTTGGTAATACGCTTGTGAACCTTGTAGCTCGGCGTGGTCTCCTTGCCCTGTACAAGAACTCCGGTACAGATGGGATTCTTTAGAATACGGATCACCGTTCCTGCCGACCATACGGCTTTTGCGTTGGTCTTGAAAGAAGTGGTGAACTTCATTCCAAGGGAGCGTTTGTATTCCATCGGAGAAAGAACACCGAGCTTATTCAGAGCGTCGGCTATATCCTGGGGGCTGACACCCTCTAATTTCCATTTGAAGATGTCTCGGACAATATCGGCGGCGTACTGGTCAACGACCAATTTGTTTTTGTTCTGCTCGTCTTTCAGATATCCGAAAGCGGCAAAGGAACCGAGGAACTGTCCGTTCTTTCGCTTGATTTCAAGCTGTGAGCGAATCTTTACCGAAATATCTCGGCAATAGGCTTCGTTTATGAGATTCTTGAACGGAATGATAAGATCATCGGAGGCTTTCTTATCTCCGAGACTATCGTAGTTGTCGTTGACGGCGATGAAACGGACACCAAGGAACGGAAATATCTTTTCGATATATTCGCCTGCGTCCAGATAATTACGTCCGAAGCGAGAGAGGTCTTTTACGATAATGCAGTCCGTTCGGCCTGCCTTTACGTCCTCAATCATCTTCTGAAAACTCGGTCTTTCAAAGGTTGATCCGGAAAAACCGTCGTCAACTCTTACCGCATACTCCCTAAATTCGGGTCTCTGCGATATGTAATCACGGAGCAACTCACGCTGCCCGGTGATGCTGTTGGATTCCTCCTTATCGCCATCGTCACGGGACAGACGGAGATAAAGGGTGGCGTTCCAAATCTTATTCTGCATATTCAGCATATTTGTACACTCCTTATCTCAGTATTCAGCAAAACTACCGAGCTTAGAGCGTCGTTTTAGTCCTGCTTATATTTTACTTATTTCGTCCCGTTCTGTCGAGGATGTCAGCACTTGGAAAGAATGTACCCCGCAAGGCGTTCTTCCAAAGATACTTCTGTGTCGGAGAAACCGACCTTAACGACATATTTGCCATGCTTATAACAGTAGGGATTTCCAATCTGGCGGATAAAATCAATGGCACGCTCCCGTTTGGGAAGTGCCGTGTTGACCTTTACATCACGGATGTCCACCAGTTCATCACGATCAACGGTGTTAAGGTCGATATTTTTCATATTTATAATGGATGCAGATTGCATTACAGCCCTCCTTTTCGGTCTCGTTCATAACTATGCGAAAATTAGCCGTTAAATGCGTGTAAAGTGGCCAGTTCCAATCCAAGGCTGATTTTTACGGCTTTGTCGATGTTCTGCATCTGTTCTTCCGACACTTTGCCGAGGTATTTCATCACACGCTTTTTATCAATGGTAATAATCTGTTCTGCGAGAACGACCGAGGGGCTTGTGAGATTTTGGATGCCCTCAATCAGAGAATGTGTCGGCTGTTTCAACTTCTTCCAGTAACGGGAAGAAACAGGGGCTACGATGAGGGTTGGCGCAAAGTGATTGCCCACATCATTTTGCAAAAGCAAAACCGGGCGGCATCCACCTTGTTCGGAGCCGACATTTGTGCCGAGGTCAACAAGGTAAATATCGCCACGGCGATAAATCCAGTTTTCTTTCATAGGCTAAGTTCCTTTCTACATTCCATAGTGGATATGTAAAAGCGACCGCATTCACGGTCGCAACGGGAGATATTTCAGAATTTCTTCGGGAGCGAATACTTCTTTCCGCTTCCGTTATAGATGCTCCATACTTGGTAGAGGAACTTCTTGTAACCAGCAAGGTTTACACCAACTGCTCGTCCCTCACGAGGGATAGTCAAAGGGTCAACCTTGCTGAGTCTGTCTATAAGACGATGCGGGATATAGCTGCCGTGGTAACGGTCAACGAAACGGGTAATGCCGATGATGTTTTCGGCTCGGAAAGAATCCGGTTCGCCGCCCCACGCGAGGCTGAATAATTAACTGTGTAAATGTCAATAATATCCATATTGAAAGAAATAAAGGAGAAAAGGCATGAAAACAGTAAGAAACGAATTGGACGAAAGGGAGCAAGAGCTAGTAAGCTACTTGATAAAAGACTGCAAAACCACAGGAGAGATACAGACAAAACTGAAACGGCTGTTTGCAGGAACGATTGAGCGGATGCTGGAGGGCGAGATGGATGTGCATCTGGGGTATGAAAAGAACTCGATCGAAGGGAACAA